CGATCAGAAGAATGATCAAAACCAGTCCGATAATCCCGAGGCCGCCGCCATAACCCCAACGCGAAAAGCCGTAGTAACCTCCGCCGCCGCCGAGGACCAGCAGAATAAGAAGGACTATGAGGATAGTGCTCACGCTAGAGCGTCTCCGTGTTTATCATAAGCCTCACGAAGCTGCGCCATTGAACGCCCTTCGTTATACTGGAAATGAGGGGCATCATAAAATTTCCAACTTCCGCCCCATTCGAGCCCTAACGATTCACCGATCTTCCCTACCTTGTCGTAGTCAGGCGATTCATCGATGTACTTCTTACCGTCGGCACTAAAAATTCCGACATCAAATGCCGTCGCGAAATTGTGGTTGCTCTGTCCGCCTTTGGCCTTAGTGACGATCGGCCCCGGCTTGGTTCGCCCTTGGGCGTAAAGGTCATTCTGTTCTTCGTAGGTCCGATGACCAGAAATGACCTTTACATGAATCCCTTGTGCAGTCGCCGTCTCGATCAGGAGTCGCGCGAGAGGCTGCACCTTCTTATTCAAAGTCGCGATGTTCTTCTCTGACCGTTCATCGACTGGCATAAACAGAGTTATTGGCGGCAGGCCTTGATCGGGTTTCACTGGCGGCTTCGGCAATCCCTGATCTGGTTGCCCTGGCTGCGGCGGTTCAACTTCTGGCCCTTCCGGCAGGCCCTGATCAGGTGCGGCTGGCTCTTCCGGCAAACCTTGATCAGGATGCGGCGGCAAACCTTGATCAGGATGCCCCGGCGGCCGTGGCAAGCCTTGATCAGGATGCGGCGGAACCAGAATCGGCGGCCAAACCTCCGGCGGCAGTACGATTGGAGGCGCTACAGAGCCTGGAGGACGTTGCGGAGGCCGTGCAATCGGATGCGATGGGCGAGGCGGTCGTCCCGGCAAACCTTGGTCAGGTGCCCCGGGTTGCCCTGGCAGGCCCTGGTCAGGTGTACCTGGGATTCCTGGCAGACCCTGGTCAGGATGTCCTGGGCTTGGTGGAGCGATTGGATGGGTTGGCGTTCCAGGAGCGCCACCGGATGGAGGTGCGCTATAATACCAGATGGAGATATGAACTAATGCCATTTTATTTAGGAGGTGGTTTACCGTTTCCGTTCTTGGTTTCAACGTATTTATCCAGGCTACGCAAACCTGAGAGCCCGAAAACCAAAGCAGCAATGCTCTGAAAAACCGGCTCTATAAATTTCAAACGCTTTTTATAGGCAAATTCTATTGATAACGAGACGATTGATATCGGCGCCATGATGCAAGTCCCGAGGCCAACCCCGGAACAGAACGCTAACCATGCGTTGTAACACCAGATGATCTGGTCATAGAGATTAGTAGGAAAGTCGATCATTGCTGGTCAGTTTTTCTAAGTCTGTCCTGAATATCTGTAGTCTTTTCATCGATAGCTTTGATCCGATTGGACATATCCACCTGCCGGGCCTCGAAAAAATCGATCCGAGACCGAATATAATGTATTTCGTCCAGTGCACGTTCTACCTCAGTAACGTTGCGGGTTTCGGCTTTGTTGGTGGCAATGAAATTGCCAATTCCTGTAAACGCGACCAGACCCAAGGTGAACAGTTTAACCATAGGATCTTTGTCACCCAACAAGGCAACAAGCACGCTGGCTTTTCCATTCCCGTTTTCCTTAGGTGCCGATGAAGATTCATTTGACATTCCAACTCATTTACAAGCACTCATTGTTCCTGATCAGGTTTTGGGGGATGCGACCTCACCCAATCATTTTGCTCTTCTAACCATTTCTCCCACGTCTGCACCGGCGGACGCGGAGTCGGTGTCGGCGCAGGCGTAGCGGTCGGGTTCGGTGTAGGATTTGGGGTAGGGGTCGGAGTCGGTTGTGGAGGCGGCTCGGTCGGTGAGGGCGTTGGTCCTGCGCCGCCGTCTGTCCGCATCGGATGCGGATAGGGATATTTAACGTAGCCAGGTCGTTCGCCTTTAATGTAATCGCGATCCAGTTTGACGAAATCAGCGATCTTCATCCCGTTACCGCATTCGTCGGGATTGTATTCGTTCAGCGCGATGAAGGTACTAGAACTAGCCCCAGCTCCAGAATTCCCCCAGAAATAGATCGGATCTGTGAAATACCCAGTACCGTCTTGCGGAACTGAAGGATACCCATAACCACCATTGCCCCGCCATCCCTGGCCGACTTGTCGCGCTGCGGGATACTGAGTCTGGCAAGGTATCTGACCTTTCCTGCGGATATTGAATACATTGAGTGTGACCTTTACTTTCCCGAACGGAATATCTTCCAATTTGTTGTCGCAAAAGACCCCAGTCCCGCCGCGGATCGAGAAATAATAATTCAGGTTCTCAGCGTTCTGGCTGTCGCATTTGAAGGTGCAATCGTAAACCTCCCATTGCCGTGTCCCATAGGTCGAGGTCTCCTGACCGTGACTGGCCATCGCAGCGTTATCGAAGGTGCAATGGCGAAACACCGTGCGTGAGTTGTCATCAAAATTGCTGGTGGCAGTGTTGACGTTGTTCCAACTGCAATCCTCGACGTAAGTGTTCTGTTTGCCATCGGTGTCGAGTGTTCCAACCGTGGATGGTTTAGTCCAGTCGGCATTGTTGCCTGCTCCGACAAACGAGATTCCGTTCAGTCCGCCGGTCCCGCGCCCGTCAAAATTACAATTCCAGATCACCCCGCCGTTCAAGGCCCACAGGATGTTGTAAGCATAGTTGGATTTGAAATTGCAATCGTGAAGCAGAACGCGTCCGCTTCCACGCGGCGTTCCAGCCACCACCCGTATCGTAAACGGCCAGACGTTATCGGCCTTGGTGTAATCCCAATTGATTCCTGAAAGCTCAAGGTTGCCGCTGACCGGCTCGCTGATATCCACCACATCTTTACTGGCATTCTTGCAAATGATCGTCACCTCGCCAGCCGATTGCCCTTTAAGTTTGATTGCTTTACCAACATTGAGCGTGCCGCTCCAGGTAAAAGTGCCGCTGGGAATCTCGACCGTTCCGCCGGCGGAGATCGCGTTGACCGCAGCTTGAGTGTCTGACTGTGAACCGTCCGACCGATAAACCAAGTCCGATACTTTGGTAAACCCAAAGAGAAGCCTCGGGAAGAGAAGAGCTAATAGTAGCAAGAGTCGCATATTTAAAAGAATTCCAGTTCGCGGATTCGTCGTTTGTCTCTGATCCAGCAATACGTCCAACCGTATTTCTGAAAAATCTTGATTACGTCCGACAGCGTTTCGCCGTTGACCTGAGGCGATAATTCCCAGCCGGCGCCGTACCAGAACAGGTTCGGCTCTTTACCGCCAAACGCGTAACACCGGATAAACTGATTTAAGCCGTACGCATCCCGCGCCTCGGGAGTATAAGTCTCGGCAATCTCGGCAAACACGCGCGATAACGCTTCAGCGGCACGTCGGTTGACCTGAACGCGTTTCAACCAAAAGTTAGGAAAATACGCCGACTGCAACTCAAACGGCAGCCTCAAGGAAAAAAGGTTTCGATGTTCCCATTGCGGCGTTGGCCGCCCCGTGTTGATGTCCAAATCAAAGAGCCCGTAGAGCTGATTGATTTCGTCGAGATGCTCGACTTTTGGATTGAGTTCAACTTGTCTCATTCAAGCGCCTTTTTGATCTGTTCTTTTGTGCCGGCCTTGGACTGAAACCGTGAACCGTCACGCTGTTCTCGCCCGTAATAATGCCGCCGAGTCTGCTCGAGGTATTCTCTCGACCTGCGAGCAGATTCGGATTCCCGCTTCTTAATGATGATCTGCATCAAAACGGCAAAGGTTGACCTCTCGCTTTCTTTTTCAATGCAGCTCCTAACGCCAAGGTAGACGGACTAAGTCCGCCTGGCACACCCAGCGGTACACCGCGCGGCATCGGCCCACCGCGGCCTCCAGCGCCAGAAGCGCCGCCAGCCTGACCGCCAGGCTGCGGAGGGCCGCCGGTGTCATCCTCATCAGGCTCCTGATCTTCAGCGCCAGAATCATCGCCACCACCATTAACCGGCTCGCCGTTGACCGCCTGAATTGAAACGACCGCGTTGTCGCCGCTGACCGACTTAACCGTTGCATCAACGCTGAAGCTTACGGTGTCCCCTTGCTCTGGAGGAACTCCGTCCTGAGACAATAGATCGATCGGAACCGTTGCCGTGGCACCACCGCTTTTCGGTGAAACCACCCCAATAATTGCTGCCATAATATTGTTTAATCCTTTTGAATGCCATCCGTATTAATACCCATATATGAATCCTGAAAATGAAATCCTATGGAATGTGAAATGCGATTGCGGCAAACAGATGATCGCCTCCCAAGACGATCTGACGAGCGGCAAAGTAACCAGCTGCGGCTGTACCGGTGGCGATTACTTTTACTGCGAGTCTGAAGACGGAATCCTGATCAGTAGCACTCCGATTGTGACCTGTAAGAAACAATCTGAAAAGAACTAAATCACTTATGGGTAAACCTTTCATTGATCTAACAAATCAAGTCTTTACTGAGTGGACCGTATCCCCTAATCACAAGTCGGTCCCACGTTCTTCCGGCAAAGGAAGTAACCGCACTCTCTGGTTCTGCACCTGCTCGTGCGGAAATACTGCGTGGGTTGATGCTACCAACCTTCGCCAAGGCATCTCGACCAATTGCGGATGCCTCAGGAAGATAGTCGCTGGCAAAGGCTCTGCGGCTGCACTTGCTGCCGCCAAAGCCCACACCACGCACGGCATGAGCCGCGCACCTCTTTATGCTCGCTACCATGCGATGCTTAATCGATGCTATAACCCTGCCAACAAAAGCTATCCTTGGTATGGCGGGAAAGGCATCACTGTCTGCGATCGCTGGCGCGAATCCTTTGAGAACTTCCTTGCAGACATGGGAAAAACATATCTGCCAGGACTCTCTTTGGAACGGATCGACGTGAAACAAGGCTATTCGCCCGAGAACTGTAAATGGATCCCAAGGCGCGAACAGAACTGGAACACTAACAAAACAGTACGACTCGAAAACGGCGATCGTCTTCGACAGTTCTGTTTCGAGCATGGACTCGAATTTGAGGCGTTCTACTTTCAGATTGTCAAAAAGGGTTTAACCTTAAATGAAGTTCTAGATCTTTATCATCTGCAAATCACAGACGATTCTGTCATAAGTCCTTTATAATCAACTACTAAGTCCCAGTATACGCAGTCTTGCTTTGCAGCACAATTCCATTCCATGTGCTGAGGCAAACTGCGTTGTAGAACGTTTTCCAAACATAACTTATGAACTGACCGAACGGGTTCGCTGAGTCCGGTGTAGTGATCGTGTAGACTTTCGGGCTTGGCGGATTTTCACCCGTCAATTTCGGTGCTGCGAAACTGTCTTTACCGAACACCAGCGCCGCAATAATTGTTCCACCGGGAACATTGGTGCCTTCAGTTCCACCGCTGGTCTGATAACAAGCGTTGGTCCCGCGCATCACTTTGATACCGCTCAATGTCCCGATCTCGCCCTTGTAAATCTGATCGGGCTTGTTAAACGCTGACGCATACACCCACGCGCTGCCCTGTTCCTCGATCAAGTCTCTCTCTTGCTCGGGACTAACCACAGCAACATAAGTGCCGTCATCAAATGGTTTGGCTTTCTGGACACGTAACTTAGTCACGCAATCAATCAAGTCATCCCCGCTGAATCGGCCCGTCGCGCCCGTCAACGCTGAGAGCGATGTAAAGTCGGTCGCTGTCCCGGCGTACATCTTGCCGAACTTGGTCGGTTCCTCGGTGTTTCCGTTGATGCAGGTATCCCTAATGAGGCCGTCGCACCATAGCGCAGCTTCCTCGCCAAATTTATCCATCAGCGCGTTGCCGGTGTTCAGGAATTCCGTCTCATCGACGATATCGCTGACCTGAGCATACCCGCCGTACTGTTGCAGCGTTCTCGTGATAAACTCGAAGATGAGTTTATAAGGCGTTTGCGTCGGCGGCGTGCCTTCCGTCAACGTGATCACGTTGGAAACGTTCGCCGGCGGCGCACGGAACATCCTGATGGTTTTGCTCCCCTCCCCTTGCGGGATCTCTGCCGGATAGCAGAATTGATACAACTGCAATTTATCTATCTGATGCTCGAGAAGTTTCTTCGAAAAATAGATGCGGTATTCCGACGCTTTATCTGTCGTCGTTACCGCGCCGTATAACGGCTGGTTGACCACTGCCATATTAAATTTTCACCCGCTTTTAGAGCCACGGCATATCGCCCTTGTTCGATTGTGATTTGAGGTGCTTGAGCATGTCAGCACTCGATAGCCGTGCGAAATCATTTAGACTTTCGACACGTCCTCCAGTGCCAATCCGCCCAGGCGCCCCGCCTCCAATCGAGGTAAGACCGGTCAGCCGTTTAAGCTCGTTTTCTAATTGTTGGATCTTTCCTTGCGCCGTCTGATGATCGGCCTGGAGAAGTTCCATTTTGGCTCGATGATACGCCGCGACTATGCCGCGGGGATGCTGACGGTAAACGTTGCCGTCAGGCCCCTGCATAATCTCACTCAGTTTCTTATCGAGCCGTGTGCCTTTGCCGGCGCCAAACTCCTTATCAGCTTCCGCTAGTTCTCGTTCAGCCGTCTGCCATTCTTGTACAAATGACGTTTGACCGCGTTCCTGTTGCTCAAGAGCCTCTAGCCGTTTGATCTCTTCATCGGCCTTTTCTACCAGATCAAACCGACCTTCGTTCTCCCAGCTTTGCCGATATTTCTTGAGGTCCGCAGCAGTGTAATCAGGCTTTTTCGGCGCGTTCTTTTCGCGCTCAACTTGTGCTAAACGCTCTTCGCGCGCCTTTAATTCCGATTCACGTTTCTGATGCTCAGCTTTTTGCCGCCTCGCTCTTTGAAACTGGCTTTCACGTTTCTGTTTTTGTTGGAAGCTTTCCGGCTTCTGATCACCGTTAGCTCGACCGTTTGTCTCCACCTCGGGCGTCTGCGCAGAGTCTCCACCAAGCTCTTCAGTGCTTGGCGCTGGACTGTCGCTCACCTGCCCAGGCGCTGGACTCGTTGTCTCTATATCAGGCATACACTTATATGGCCGAATTTCCATCGCTTAACCCAAAGCGCCGGCCATCAATAGCGCCTCTTTGCGATGGTAATGGCTCGATGTCTTCCTCAGAATCAATCATCCCCGCCTCAGGTGGAGAAGATCGCATCCGATGCATCAGCCCTAGCAGATCCTGCATACCGCGCGCATACGCATTGTCGCTCGCAGACTGTTTGTAAACAGCCTTGAACGTCGTGCCGGCAACCACTTGGCGCAGGAGTTCGAAAAGTTTTCTACCACAACTGGTGTTGTAAAACACCTCAAATTGTTTGCGCTCGTCATCGGTCCAGTTGACCGCACGCAAGATCGGCGTACTTAACAGATGCCAGAGAATCGATCTGAGCCAAGTTTTCATGATGGCATGTGCCCGTATTTTTGCTGGTAAGCTGCGCGTGCGGTACGCCAAAGGACATAAGCATCCTTGAATGCTTTACGGAGTTTATCGCGGCCAAAGTAACGTTGGACCTCTTCCAATCTCATCGCACCTTCGCGATCGGATTGATGACGATGTAACGCGCGGCAAATAAGCGCGAGATCATCCTCGCTGAAATCCAGAAAGAGCTTCACCCGCTCATCCTTCAATTCTTGAGTTAAAACTTCGTCTGGCGTGTTCATGGGTGTGGCATACTCCCGTTCATAGTTCCAGAATCCCAAAAACGTCCCGGATAGCAGCCTTGATTTCAGCTTTGCGCACCTTCCGTTGGTATTCTAATGATTGAGTTAATGACACAAGGAGCTCGTCGATAGTCGCTCCATGCACTACAGAGAATCCATTCTTCACCATCCAGATTGCTACTTTTTCCGTATCTGTCGGATTCTCGACATCGTTACAAAGGGCTGATTGTTCTGATGTCATGGATGCGGCATACTCCCGTTAACCGGATTCTGTGGTAATCCGCCCGGCGGCATTTGCGGTCCGTTCCCGACCGGCGTCCCAGGCATCGGCGGACTTGGCGGCGCAGCCGGCGCTCCCGCTCCTGGCGGCATCTGTGGCGCACCGTTCATCGGCATCGGCGGCTGCATTCCACCACGCAAATTCTGCATCGCCATTCCAGCTTGTTGTTGTGCAGCTTGCGCTTGCTGCATCTGTTTCTGGCTGGCCGCGATCTTGTTGGCAAACTGCGCAATCTGCGGCCCGTACTGTTTCATGTAAGCCGGATCTTGTCGCGCAGCTTCCACGTGATTCATCCCGTGCTGCAAAAATGTCGGCATCACCGTTTGCCCAATCGTTACCCCATTGGTCGGCGTCTGGCTCCAGCCGATAAAGCCTTCCATGATCGTCAGGTGCGTCACGTGATCGTTCGTCGGCAATACCGGCGGCAAGAAGCCGTCAATCATCACCGAGTTCTCGATCGCTTGCTGGAATTGCTGATCAGCCTGGGCGTCTTGCGGTTCCTGATACACCTGATCGATCCATTGCGCGTCCACCAGCTCGATGATCTTGCGATCGATCTCCCAAAGCTTGATCCATGGTGCCGGCGATGCCGCGGCCATCTGCCGCAACTGCATCAATTTCTGCGTCTCTTTTTCGCGCGAGTACCCGTCTACGCTCCCGTTGGGCCTCAGGACGTAAGCGTTATCGAGTGCGGCATCCTCGAGCGTGATCCGCTCGTTACGCCAGAAATAATCCAGATCATCCTTCTTATACTGCCTCAGGATTGACCAGGCTTGCTCAAAGACTAACGTAATCGAGTTCTTAGTCACGCGCGCACGCAGATCATTGCTCTGCTGCATCACTTGCGTGATCGCGTTTGTCTCAGTCGCCGTCTTATTCTTCGCTTGCGGATCGTTCTGATCGCCAATTCCGAAATCCGGTATCCCAACTCTCTGTTCTGCGAAACTGCGATTGCTTTGGATCTCCTGATCGAAATCGACCGGCGGCGGCGGCTGTTGCACCAGTTGGAGAACCGAATCATATACCGCGCCTGGCTCCCACCTGATATTTTGCGCATTGATACTCCCGCCTTGCGTGCTCAATACAGGCCGATTAGCGATCGACATGAAATCGAGCTTCTCGTTCCACATCTTGCACGCAGACGCTTCGTACATTTGCACGAGCTCCATGACGCCCCTGCTCGAATAAAAACTCGGGTCCAGCAATTCGTACGGCAACTGGACAATCGGAATCTGCTTATGTTGATACGGTAACTTGAACGGACTACGGGCCGGCTCATCCGGTTGCAACGGACTAAACGTCTCGACTGTAATTTGGCCGTCGCTCCCGCGAATATAAACTTCCCACAAAATGATCAAATCTTTGAGCCGGGTATAACTGAGTCCCTCAGCCACGTAACGTTGCTGCTCATATTTCTGGTCCGGTTTCCCTTCGCCTTTGATCGATTCAACGAACGTTTCGTCCGTGTTGTACCCGCGCGCTTCAGCGCTCCGCACATAATCGTCTTCACTCATGTGCATGACGTGCACCACCCGATCCGCATCAACTAACTCTTGGGTCCAGGGCGGTACGATCACGAAGTACGGATGAATCGAAGCGAACGCCAATCGGCCTTTGTTCGAATCCCAGTACGGTTTGAGAAATCCCATCCCGTTCTGGAGCAGGTTATCAATCGCGTAGATTGCTGCATTCGGGAAATTGCTGCATTCTCTGACCTGATAATCAAACCATTGCGCGACACTGTCCGTGTAGCTGTCGCCTTGATCATCCAGGCTATAGAACGAGGCGAGCAGTTCAGGGCCGAATATCCATTGAACGTAATACGCTTTGAGCTTGTTGATGATCGTATCCCCGATCGGCACATGCATATCGGCTGCACCAGCCCACGGTTTGCGCATCCGTTTAACGCCCTGATTACGCATCCGCGTCCACAAGATTTGACGCGCTTCCCAAGCTTGCCGATCGCGCAAGTCTTCGACGATATCCTCGTAAAGCTCGTTGGCGTCGTCCATTACGTGACGTTAGCGCCTCGGGGTAGTAGTAACGGTTGACTGGCCGGGCCGCCTGTCACCTGCGCCTTCACTGTGTTGTAATTCAATACGTTAGTGATCACGCCCGCGATCGGTCCGACATTGAACGCCGTACCCACAGCGTAACTGGTCATCGAATTGAATTTCAGATTGATCGTCGAGCCTTTCTGACCGCAAAAGCTTGCACGTTCAAGCGTAGTAGGAGTGTTTGCCATAGTTAACGAGAACGGATCGGCCACCACCGATAACGTTCCTCCAGTGACGACCCAATGAATGGCTGGAGTAGCCAGATCGGTGATCGTTCCCGACCCTTGATTAAGTTGCGCGAAACTAACCAGTTGCGCCGACGCCACTGTCCGCGGATCACCGTTGGCTGCCAGGGCCGTGATCTCAGCCTGGCTCACCAACCGTTTCCAAACCATCGGATACGCCACTTGCGCGTTGCCGTCCGTGCTCCCAGGCCAGATGTAGATCGAGCTACCAGGATCGTTATCGACCAGCGCCGTAACAGGTCCGCCCGCGGTGACAGTGCCGTTTAAGACCCCATCCACGTAGATCCTGATCGTTTGCACGTTTCCCGTCACTCCGCCGTTATCGAAGGTGGCCAGGACAAAGTGCCAAGGAGTATTGGCAGACTGCGAGCTGGCAGTCCCGTCAATGGTCGTCCCGTTCTGGCTCTGGCAAACGCTCCCGAAAATATTCGGAGTCGGATTACCTGCAAAATGCAGGTTCATCTGGTAACTGAAACTCGAACCCACCAGCGCCATGAACAGATTCATGGTCGTACCGGAAGGCGGCAACTTGATCCACGCGGCAATCGTCCTTTGCGAATACGGCGAGATACCAGGCGTCGCCTGCAAATAGACTGAGCCTGCGCCAGTGATCGCCATGATGTCAGGCCTTGATCGTGATTTCAGCCGGCGCGACCGGCCGCACCGTGACGAAAATATCGATAACAGTTTGGGCCTCAGGATCAGAAATACCGGACACCTGCCAATTCGCTTGCCATCGGTCAGCAAACATTCGGATAAACCGAGGAGGTTTAGCCGGATCAACCAACTCCTGGCTGAAATTGTAAGAAGCCCCCAGAAAATCGGCTAAAGTCGAACCCCAATTGAGCTCCTGCGGCGGCGCGCTATCACGCGGATCAGCTTGCAACACGTCGCTCATTGCCGCTGGAATTCCCAAGTCGGATTAGGATTAGGCACTTCCGATGGCTGTCCAGGTTTAGAGTCCTCGCGAGCGTGCGCATCATCGTGCGCTTCCTGCCGCGCAAGCGCTTCCGGTGGCGGTTCAACCGGCGGCGCTGAGGCCGCTGCCATCGTGTCGTAATGCTCATTGCGCGCGGCTTCGTCTTCCGGCGTACCGTGCGGCCCGATGCCGCCCCATGCGCCTGGCCGGCCTTCGATCTTGACACTGACTAGGCTGCCGTCCGCCGGATAATGCAGATTGATCTGATGCTGGCTGATCGCATCGACCACAGGCGCATCGATGCCGGTAGCAACGAAATAGGCCGCTTTGATCAGTTCATCAACCGTACTGGCTGGCGTAAAAACGACCGCTTGTTCAGTTGCCTCGGGAGGAGAAAGTCTATCGCTCATAGGGGTAAAATGCTACTCAATGCGGTTGAATGCTTTTGAGTGCGTTTACGCCTCGGGAGAAAAGAAGTCGAGCAAAAATGTTTTGAAATTGACTTTTGCTCAGAAAGTCGAGCATGAAATATCGCGAGCCGTCGCCACGTGCCGCGGTCTCACGAATAAAGTAATTGTCTGCTCTACGGTAACGCCGGGCTCCTGAGTAGGATGTCCCGGCTACTTCGTTAGTCGCCACGCTCGCATTTTCTCTCGACCACAAATCCGGCAACGGCGTTCACCCTGCCAAACGTACGTAGTCTCTGGCGTGTAATTATGACCACGTGCGCAATGAGTCCACGCTTTAAACTGATTGGGGTTATTCAAACTCAAATGTTCAGCCGCAGTCAATTGCTGCAAGTGGCTCGGATTCACGCAAGACGGCGTGCGGCAAACATGATGCAAATGATGTCCTTTATCGACGCCGCCAACGTACATCTCGTAAATGACGCTATAAGCCAAATGCGTTGGCTTTTTATCGACAATTCGGATTCGCGCATAGCCACGCTGATTGATCGCTCCAGTCCAAAGCCAACAACCTGAGTTTGGTTCGACGGCTATTTTGTCAGCAATTCTTGCTGGCAACTGTGACCATTTAATATCCTGCCCAACCACCTAAGTCCCTCTGTATCTTGGACATACCGTAATCATTATCTAAATCTTCTTGCGGAAGTCCATCATAATAACGATCGAGAGCTTCAAATGGTTCTTCAGTTGTTCTTTTGGCAAACGTAGCGAAATTTTGAATCCCTAAAGCGAACGCACCAATCACCGCATCCGCCCGATCCGGTGACCTTAAACCCCGCGCTTCCATCTCGTCTTTAGTCTCCAGCTTGATCCGCCCGGCCTGATCGTACCTGAATTTCCGCGTGGTCAGTTGACTGATCAACGTCGGATCATTGATCAAACAGATTTCCTGTTTGGCGATCCGTTGCGCAAGGTTCACCCAGATTTCCGCGCCTCGGGAAACAAACGCCTGACTGCGACCTGCAGGCGCACCAAAGTCAAATCGGTTGATCGACCATCCAGCCGCGTCCAGCATATCACACATGGCATGACCGATTCCACCACCATCGCCCCATATTTGCTCTCTACGTAAGTTGTTCTTACGGAACTCGATAATAAATCGGCCAGTAGCGGCAACGGTATCTTTTTCACGCCAAGAGATCAGTTCTAACAGTTTGTTTCCAGAGCGTATTGCCAGACAGTTTTCGTCCCGCCCAGCAGCGAAATCGCAGAACGCTGCGTACTCGTGCCGGCTGATGCGTGCATGAGGCGGATTCTGGATCGTGTGCATGACATGCTGAAAATCGAAGACCATGAGCTGGTCGGCATCCTGATCCATGAACTCGCCGTAGAGCGTGGACTTGGTGAATTGCGAGGTTTCGCCATAGGTATCGATGACATCTTGGATCCGCTCAGGACTGATGTGCGGGCAATCCGTGAGACCGACTTGCGAAAGTAAAAGGAATTGATCGCGATGAAGGCTGAAAGCTTCGAAGAACCGGCCGAGCTTGATCCCAGGCGAGCTGATATAGAGTATGACATTGTAGGTGCAACGGTCGAACGCCTGAAAGATTTCAGGCTCAACACTTTTCGCTTCATCGACGATGATCAAGAGAGGCGAGTCACGAGTCGCATGATGACCCTCGGCGCGTGCTGATTCGTCGGTGGTAAACGCCAGTAGAAAACCGCCGGCTGGTGTCCTTACCATCCGTTGTAAGAACTCCCAGCCGGGGAATTTATGTTTGTGCTCGGCAATGGCCGGCATCAACTGAGCGTCAAGCTGTTTGGCGTCAGCGGATGTGATGATGACGCGGCCTTTGGGATGAGAATTAAGCCAGCGCAAAGCACTGACAGCGACGACACGTTGAGTTTTGCCGGAGCCGTTTGGAGCAACCAGAGCCACCTTAATGCGCTCGTATTTGGACCCTTTATCGATGGCAATATCGGCCTCGAGCTGCCAATCGTAGAGCTCCAGGCCGAGCCCGACTTGAGCGAAGCTTAAGACATCATCTAAGACTTTGGTACGTTTGGTGGCGACGGCTGTCATCGAGTGGCCTCCCGTGCGCGTGGTACCCAATAACTTTTACCGTCTGATCCAGGGATATACTTTCCCAAGCTGAAATCTGGCGAGAAAGTAGAATTCATACTGGCCCAAGTTTCCAAGGGGCCATCCAAAGGACCACCTACACATTCAATGACGATCTTGAAATCATTCATATCAAAGCTCATCGTGTGGCCTCCCGTGCGCGTTGGAGAAGGCTTTTCTCAAAGTCGTTCAATAGCGCATAATGACTCAGCGCATCCGCCAGTTCGGTGATGAGCGTTTTGAGATCGGTGTTCTCGTTGCAGACACGAACAGTGATTTCGTTCTCAGCCTTCAACCGCTCGATCTCCGAATCTTTTTCTCGAATCCGCTCTCCGATGGTTTTGTACCCCACATCAGCCCATGGTTCGTCGATATCACTCATTTTGTGGCCTCCAGTGCTCGTTGAATGAGCGAATGCCGTTCTTGCCCAATGCCCAGGAAATCGGCGGCAGTTTCACACTCCTCCAGCGCATCGCAGAGTTCGGTGATGATCTGGTCTTGCCTTGCTGATTTATCGATCCAGACCTGACAAAGGTTTCTCGATGCCTCTAGCTCACCTCTCAACCGCTCTATCTCGGCGTCTTTCTCAGCCAATAATTGTGATTCAGCGTCCATCATTTTTTTGCCTCAGGAGGATGACCGTTACCGTTTGAGCCCCGCTTATCTTTGAGCAGGCGCTCGATCTTGGCATCGACATCTTTGACGCGCGACGAAATGCCGTGCGCTACTTCGGCAGTGACGATGAGAGTATTGTTGACGGTTTGATTCGTTGTATTGATAGCGAGTTGAATCTCAGGTTTAGCAAATTCGGTCGGATAACGGCGCTCTAAAAACCACGCAATTCGCGGCCAATCTGGTCGCTTGCCGTCGCGTAGCTTCCTGATGTAGAACTGTTTACGACCGAACTCAGCTTTTTTTATAGCTGTACAGAATTGACCGGCCCGCGCACGCTGGATGGTTTTGTAACTTATGTCGCAAAGAGCGGCGGTTTCTTCATCGGTGAGACCGTCGAAAAAGCAATCAGCGATTTTTTGCTGAACCGCAGGAGTCATGGATGAAGGGCGACCGGCAGGCATAAGGCAAGTACAGGAAAAGGTTTTCCATCCTCTGTTGAATAAACGCGATTGATCAAGCCATGGGCAATCAACTCATCGATAGCGGCAAACTTAAGGTGAGGTTTGAGGGAGTAAAGATGATCGGAATAATACCAGGCTTCGCTGGTGAAAGGCCTGCCCTTGTGTTCGAGCTGATGCTGAAGATCAGCAACGACTTCTTTTTTGAATTGGGCTTTAGTCATACATTGTATTGCGTTTTAGTCAGCCTTAAGGTTGGGTAACCGCCAAGTGAGAGTGTAACGGTAAGACGACAAATGGGCCTTATAGGGAATGGCTCTTACCGCCATTTCCTTATAAGGCCATTTGGCGGTCACTTGGAGGTAACCCAACCGCCAAACCGCCAAGACCGCCAAATTGACAGTTTGGCGGTAAGGTTGGCGGTCAACGGTCAAGAATGGCCTCCATTTCTGGCCTGGAATAAGTAGGATGAGGTAAGGAAATAAGTGTCGTCAGTGACCCTGAGGCTGACCATATTTTGGACTTTGGCATCCTTTATGCGGCGTTCGAGGGTACGCTTTTTCCACCCGAGGCGGCGGTACAGATTGTCAAAAGAAATG